GTTAGATTCACCGAACTCAGACAGCCAACCAATAGCACCAGAAAGTGCTGGCCTCCAGGGGAAGCTAAAACGCTTCAGCTGGTCGACAGCCCTCTTAACGAAAGCCGCTGTTCGATACCAACCTGCAGAAAGCAAGTTGTTATGGACATCGACGCAAGATAAGACACTTTCTGGCTTGGACACGGATGGAACGTTTGTGATGCTTACTCGGGAGATGTCTTGCCCGAGAAAAGCGTCACACCCACAAGACTCTCTAAACCTACCGGTCGTGAAAGTCTTAGCGGGATTCACTTTCAACCGAAAGTGATGCAACGCATCCACTACGCTGTCCGCGCAGTCAGTGGGGACGATAATATCGTCTCCAAAGACTAGGACCTCCTGTCCAATCCTCCTAATATTCTGAATCGATACCGTCATTTCTCTGCAATGCAGAATCGTGCCGATCGCGATAACGGAAAAAAGGATAGACTGGGTAGGAAAGGTTACAGCGGAACCCTGGGTGGAGAATTTCCTAAGTACATGGTACTGAGGAGATTTCTTATCGATATCTTGAGTAATCCAGCGAGAACGCGAAGCATAAAATGCATCGAGAACCTCTGGGCGCTTACGGAACAATCGTTCAATAAGCCAACAAGAGATACGATCAGACGCCGACGACAAATCAATTGTCGAAAGCGAACCATCTAGGGAAGCCTTCAGTGCAGCACGCTGATTGAAGGACTGATCACGTAAGTGAACAGAGTACTTCAAAGAAGAGTAGCTGATACGAGAAGTCAGAAAATCACGAATGATCTGTTGACACCATTGGTAGCTAGTGGGCTCAGAGGCAATAAGCCTTGGCTTAATACTCCTTTGGCACAGCGATCAGCCGTGAAGGAAGCTCCCTATCAGAAGATAGAGGGCGTCCATCTGATTGAATACTGCGGACCCAAGCGCCATAGTTCGCAAAAGCGAACTCTGACGAAGGGAAGACAGATTCAAGCTTTTCAGGCCAGTTCGGAAAATCATACTTAAAAGTATGAGACGCCTT